CGCCGCCAACAACACCATAGAATTGAGAGCTGTTTAAAGTATCTGCTGAGTTATAAACTGGGTCAGTTAAGCTGCCAAAGTTTGCATAGCCCTGGTCAATTGCAACACCAGCTGCTGGTTGGTTAACAGCACCGTCGGCACCGTATGTAATACCTTGTGCGGTACCGTATTTTTGAATTTTTAGAGGACGTCCCATTTTGTTTTCTCCTTACAGAAGTCCGATGTGGGTTCTAGCCACTACGCGGCGGGTTAAACCGCATAAGCTGCATTATTGCAGACATAGTTTTGAACTAGTATTTATAGGAAGTTGCCCAAAATGCATTGCACTCAATTTATTCTGCTATATAATAAAAATATGCGCTAGGTGCTCAGATGGTCCGAGCAACTGATTCTAAACCAGTACGAAGTGGGTTCGATTCCCATCTAGCGCACCATATAAATACTTTTTTAAGGAAAATAAAATGATCGATTTAAACCCAATTGCTATCTAGATTGAATATGCTTGTAAAGATGTAGTCTTCCACTTTAACAAAAAGCACTTAGAAGATCAGACCATACCAATGTGGGTCTTAAAAACACATGGTGAAACTTTCTATGTCGATCATGTTGAAGCCAACATGCCTTGGAGCACCAAGGAAACGCCCGACAATCCCAGCACCAAAGGTTCAATCAAGTTCAAAGAAGTTCTTCTCACAATTGATGAGAACAACTGCGCCACTCTTCGCGAGTTGAATATCTACGACAAGTTTAGGCTTCGTAATCAAAAGCTAGGCATTACTCGTATCATGTTCAAGCCCGGTACAAAGATACACGAAGCGTTGAAGCGTAATGAATTCAAACACTCACCGTTTAAGTACATCTCCGGAGCATGCACTTCCACGTTTGTGATTTGTGACTTGCTTAAAAAAGATGAAGCAACATTCGCTACACTAAAATACGGAACAGAGTTCAGAGCGTTAATGCCCAATGAAGTATATTACAAAGAATACGATAATGTCAAAGGTGAGCACATCAATGCTGATTATCATGACGATGATACACCGTACGAGTATAGCTGATAGTTAGGCTAATCTAATATACACTTGTCCACTACTACGATAGTAAGGATATCCAACTAGTATACCAGCAAGTTCGGCTTCTGCGTCATCGGTGTAAGGACCTGGAATAGTAGATATTGCAGTTAGTTGTCCAAGATTATTTCCTATATACAATGCTGGCGGATTAGTTTCTAAATTAACTACCAGCTCGCCCGGTCTAGCATTGCCGTTGTAATTCTCCAAAGTAACTTGTGCATTGTCTTTCATTACAGCACGTGAGATGCCTGTGATATCTGAATATGGTGGTGGGTTGCTTGACATAGGTTAGTATTTATAAGCCAAAGAAAAAGCCCCGCAAGGGGCTTTTTCGATCTTTGAGATCCAGCTGGTTGATTAGCTGAAAGACAAGTTAGATACAGCGATCTCACCAACGTAGTCGCCAGCGTTGCCGAAGCTGCTAGCAGTGTTGGTCAATTCGATGTAACCATAACGTGTCATGAATGACACGACTGGTT